TCAGCGGTAGACCTTGCCGCCCCAGAGGAAAGCGCCCCCGACGAGCGGCACGCTGTAGGCCGCGACCTGGCCCGTGGGCAACAGGTACGCGACGAGCATCTCGTTCTCCCATCCCCCGGGGCGCCCCTTCATCCAGTCGGGATCGAGCGTGCGCCCCGCGCCGACCGCGATCGCTCGACAGTTACCTTCGCGACCGGCCCGGACGTGCATGCCCGGTCGGTGGGAGTGCCCAAAGGCGACCGTGAGCCCGGGGGCTCCCCACTCGTCGGCCACCTTCGCGGCATGGTGCTTCGGGAGTGCCTTCGCGATCTGGTGCCCGTGCATCAACCGCAGGCTCCCGCGCTTGAGCGGCTGAGCTGTCTCGGGCACCCACTCGACCCCGAGCCGCTCGAAATCGAGATCGCGAGCGAAGCGTTCCCAGAAACCGACGACCATCGACGGCGCGTTGCTCGACAGCATGCGCAGCACGGCGTTGTCGTGGTTGCCTTCCAGGACGGTGATCTTCGCGCGGGGGCAGGTCTTCCGCACGCGCCAGAGTGCCGCGCGAACCGCCTGACAGTCTTCCTCGTAGGCGGCGCGAAAGGCGTCGGGTACGTGAGCGCTTCCGCTCGTCCATTCACCGAAGTCCCCACCGAAGACGATCTCGTCGGGCTGAAGGTCCGCGAGCAGCGCGAGCTTTGCCGACTCGTAACGCGGCGACACGTTCGGGTGATGCTCGTCGAAGAGTCCGACGACGACGGTCGGCCGCTCGGGCGACAGCTCGGCGAGCCCGTCTGCCAGGCCGTCGACCTTCTTCGCACGACGAGCACGCTCGGCGGATGCGTGGCACGCGCGGCAGGTGGGCCGAAGCCCGTCAGGCGAGCCCAGCAACCGACCAAACGCCGAACGGTCTTTCGGTCCACACTTACGACAGAGTTTCTTTGCGCCCAATGACCGCCCCATGTAGTTAGTCGCACCTTCGGGCGGCTGCGGTGAGCACCGCAGTTTTAACGGCGTCGCGAGGTCCCAGACCAACCGCACCGATGCCGCAGCCGTCCACTTCCCTTTTACGAGCAGCTCGGGGGCGCCCCCTGACCGGAGCGCGAAACGTCGAGCTGCTCAAGCACGCGGATCGCGGCTGCCTTGCTGGCGACGCGCATCGCGGCTTCGTCACCTTTCAGCTCGGCAGGCGCAACCGCGGCCCTGCCACATACGACCCACTTCAAGAGCAGCCCGAGCAGAGCTGCGAAGAGCCCCAGCAATGCGAGCGCGATCACGAGTCCCGATCCCGAGTCTGAGTCATCCGCAGAACCTCAAGCTCGACGGTCTGCCGAACCTGAGCAGGTAGCCCGGCGTTGAACTCGTCGCGCCACGTCCTGAGCGAGCCAAGCTCGACCGCGAGCACGTTGATCCGCTCGTCCTGTCGCGCGACCTTTTCGACGAGCGTGCGGATCTCGGACACGACCGACTTCGCAGCCCAAACGAGCACACCGACCCCCGCCGTCCCGAGCAGTGAGCCGACGACGAGCTGAACCGCCTGAGCCTGATCCGCAGTCATGTGTCTCCGGGGACGTGGGGAATGCCCCCGGTAAATGGGTGCGAGTTCCGACCGTGGCTCGCGGCTACCGTGACGACTGGCGCCTGCTGCCCCCCGGCACCACTTGAGACGAAGAGCATGTGAACCCCAAACGAAGGAGGTCGCCCCCATGAAGCCCGCCCAAGCCGCAGCCCGAACTGCCGCCTTGCTCTTTGCTCTCGCCGTGTGGAGCTGTGACGGCGGCGAGCCCACGCAGCCCGCCCACCCCGACGCCGGAACGCCTAGCCCCGGCAGGCCCGACGCGGGACCGACCGGCGGCACAGTCATAAACGCCCCCGACAACCAAGCGCAGCGATGGGTGTCGAGTGATCCCCGCTACTCGTCGACCTGGACCTTCGAGCTACGGCAGCAAGCCGCGATCCCGGTCGGCGCTCGCGAGGTCTACGTCGAGGTTCGCGGCTGCCGTAAGAGCTACGAGCCCCCAGGGGCGATCCGCTTCCGCACGCCCGAGTCGACAAGCTCGCGCGAGCTGAGCGTCGACACCCCGCTTTGCGACAACCCCGGCATTCCTTCGGCGCAGGTATGGCTGCCCGTGGCCGAGCCCCCGAGACTCGTCGTTGAAGCCGTGCGCCTGCCTGCCGGGGGCGACTCCTACGTGCTGACGACCGTCAAGGTGCTCGGCTGGCGTCAACCGTAACCGCAACCCAGTAGACGCGATCGGGCACTCCTACAGGAGCGTTAGCCCTGTGCGCGTGCAAGAGCCTCTTGCTTCTCGCGCTCGAATTTAGCCACCTCTTGCGCGTTCAACTCCGCGACATACGTCGCGAGTTTTGGCGAGTCGTCGAGGGTGAAGAAGCGGAGCGGCTGCGAGATGGCTGCGCTGTCGGTAATGAAGACGGGCTCGGAGTCCTTGTCACCGAGAAAGAGCACTTTCCCATCCTTCATTACAGGCGCGTGATGCGGGTTCGGGTACGGAGTGACATCGGCAATGGTTCCGTCGTGTGGACTTAGCCACACCGCGTGTGGCGTGGTGAAAACGTAGCGCCCGACGCCCGGCTTAAAGCGCAGGTGGAATGACCACCCGATCACGACGTCCCCACCTTCACGACGGGCCATCTCCCGCGCGTTGTCGTAGCAGTTTCGAAATTCCGCTCCCGGCTGCGGCCGATGATCAGCCCAGCCCAAGGGGCGGCCATTGCTGACGCGCCGAGCAAGCTGCACGACCTCCTCGATCGTCGTGCCCGAGTCTTCGGGATGTCGCTGCTCACGCATTCTTCGCTCGTCCTCCTTTGCGAGTCGCTTCCGCTTCTTCTTCTCTCGGTTTTGGCGGTTGTTCTTGCTCATCATTGCCCCCGTGCCCTTGTCTCGGGTCGGGGTGCAACCGTACTACAGCGGCCTGTCGAGAACAGGTGCTGAGCGTCCCCTGACCCCTAGCTCATGCTCTCAAGCGCCGTGCTGAGATCGACCGCCGTGAGCAGGTGAGCGCGGAACGACAGCCAGTCAGCCACAGGGATCTTGTTCGCGGCGTGGGCAGCGGTGATCCACAGCGGCACGACCTCGACCGCGCGCTGCAAAGGTTGCGTGCGCCCCCGGGCGGTCGCGTGCGCGAGCATCCCTGCCGCGACTTCGGTCGTGAAGCCCGCCGCGTCGCCCGTGGGGTTCGCGACGAGCCACTCGTAGCCGTCGGTTGCCCCGGCCTGGCGCTCTCCCTTCGCGACGTTGTCGACGGGCGAAAACTCACCCCATCCGTCGGTGATCCCCACGGCCCCGCTCTCTTCCAGCGTGCGAAGCTCGGCTTCGGCTGCCTCGTGCTGAACCCTCGTGTCCTGATTGACTCGCGCGAAAAACCTCGACGCCGCAGCCGTAGCGTCGAGCTGCCCACGGATACGCCCGAGCCGGTAACGAATCTCGCGCCTCTTTGCTTCGGCGGCGTTGCGCTGCTGCACTTCAGTTGGATCAATCGGCATTCAGACCGCCTTTCAAAAAACGCGCTACTCGCGCGGCTTCATGTTGTGGGCAAGTAGCCCCTTCACGACGTAGGTCTTCGCGACGTTGACCGTGATCTTCACGACCTCGCCGAAGTCGAGCGGCTCAACCCGAGACACGCGGGCCGCTGCAAAACCGTCGAGCACTTCGCCGCGACACAGCTCGTCGGTGCGTACCCATCCGCGGGCTCGAGTTCGCCAGCGATGGTTAGGCGTCACCACGATCACGCGCCCGTCGTCAGTGACGAGCTTGAACCGCGCGGCCTGATGTCGGCTGACGTGCAGCAGCTCGTAGGCCCCGCCTTCGTCCCCGTGCTCAAGCATCGTCAGCACGCGCATTCCAGGGCGCAGAAGATCGGCGGGCAGCTCTGTGCCGTCGTCCAGCATGACGGGTTCCCATGGGGCAACGCAGTTGCCTGACGGGTCGGACCCGCCGCCCCCGCCCCCGCCGCCCGAAGGAGCCCCCCCGGGTCCCGACGCGCTTCGTGTCATGTTCACGCCGTAGCTAGCCGGGGGATAGAACCAACGCTCGGCGCTGTAACCATAGACGCCGTGAAGCCTGACCTTGAGATACAGCTTGCGACTGTTCATGCTGTCGCTCAGCCGGTTGAACGTGTCCCCGTAAACGAAGAGAAAGTTCGTCGCCGTCAGGTTGTCGGCGTTGCTGTCTGAGCCGTTCTGGTATTTCCGGTCGCAGACCGGCACGAGTATGTCGTAGAGGAAAGGAGCAAAATCCGCGAGACTGTTTGCGTAGTGAAAGGCAACGTAGAGATACCTCAATCCGTCGAGGTTATCGTCGGCCGACTGCGGCTGAATAAAGGCTTTGTAGTGTGCCCACGAAAACGAGCCGGCTAAACCGGATGCACCGTTGATCGCGTAGCCTTCCGCGACCTGAATGTTGACGCGGTCGATGTTGGGAGCCCCGCTGTTGACGCTTGGGTTATTGTTGCCGCGATAGAAGACGCGCTGACCTGTATCCGCGAGCGCTTGCACGGAACGGAAGAAGGCGTCGCTCAGGTAGTAGCGGCCGACCCGAACATGATTAGACGCAACCTTGAGCGCGTCGCCGACGTTGTCGAGCTTCACGCCTGCGGTCGGGATGCCGCTGCCGTCCTCGTCGTAGTTGGAGGTCTTCAGGGTGTTCGCGGCGATCAGATCAAACGTGACCATCTTCCGCATTGACACGGCGTCGAAGTAGACGAGCTTTCCCGCGTTCGATGCATTCGAGATGATCTGCCAAAAGAGCTGCACACCGGCACAACCGGGCGGGCATGTGCCCTTGATAGTCACACGCTGATAGCTCGTCGTGATCGTCGGAAGCGGCTGCCCGGAGTTCTGCCCCGAGTAGTTGCCGTTCGCGTCCTCCCAAAGCAGGTACAGCGTTCCAGACGAGCCGACAAAGGCCGACGACCCCTTCACGTAGACTTCGGCGAAAAACTGATCACCGGCAGCGCACTTGATTCGACCGCCAGGGCCGAGCCCGCCCCAATTGCCCACCCAATTGATCTCAGTGTTCAAGCCGTCGGCGGGCATTTGAAGTCGACGAACCCATCGACCCTCGCGCGCATTGGTCGGATCCTCGACGAGAAAGGCCCCGTCAGGATGCTTTCCGAGCGCTGCGACTCCGGCTTCGTTGTAGCCGTTGGGGATCAGGTTGTCGGAAGGTGGGTAAAGCAAATGCTGCCAGCCGACCGCCGAGTCGGCGAGTGATCCGCCTTCGAGCTTCTTCGGGATGACCGCTTGCTGCGACGAAGCGTTTCCGCGGTTGCCGTAGCTGTCGCGGGGGACGACGCGCACGTAGTAGGTCGTTCCCGGAATCAGATCGGCAACGTCGAAGCTCGTCGTGTCGAAGCTCCCGCGCAGCGTCGAGCTGCTCGGAGTGAAGCCGCTCGTCGTCGAGACGTGCAGCTCGAAAGAGGTCGCTTCGGGTCCACTCGCGGCAGGGGTCAGCTTCACGGCAACCCCGTTCACGATCGGCGTCACGACGACGCTCAGGGGGTCGAGCGGGGGCGCCGTGTGGCGCGGCTCGCTCTGTCCGGGGCGCACATCCATTTCGAGCCACATCGACACGCCGAAGGAAGGCTGCCCACGGGTCGTGATCGTCGTCAGTGCGTCACCTTCCGCCGTGAAGGTGTGGCGGTAGGCGATGACTGCAAGGTTCTGATGAGCCGAGTAGTGAACCCCGTTGGCAGTGAAGCGGTAGAGATCTCCCAGCATGACCGGCAGGAAGAAATCGAGCTCGACCTCCTGCTCGGCGAGCGGATCCTTCAAGTCAGACAGCGCGGCGTTCGCCATCTTCAGGGCTTCGATCTCGCGGTCGATATTGCTCGACGCACCTTCGGCGATCTGCATGAAGCGCAGCCGGTATTGCGCCTGACTCGCGGCATCCTGGACGACGACGCTCTTCCGCTTCGGCTGTCCGGTGAAGTCCAGGTCGGCCGCGTCCGAATAGACGACCTCGATCTTGTTCCTGACGTCGGTTCTGTTGATCGCGAGCTTGGTGACGTTGCGGTAATCGTTGGCGCCAAAGGTCCACGCGAGCGACGGGTTTGTGCGCTGCGGCTCGCGGAAGGTCAGAGCGAAAGCCCCAGCCGCTTCGCGCCAGATGTAACGCACCTCCCATCCGATCTGCTGAGCGAGATCACGAAGCGCATCGAGCACGCTTGCCTTCTTCTGAGTAAAGGCGCGCAGCTTCCACCCGGGCGAGGCAGGAAAGTAGAGCTGCACTCCGGTCCCGTTGTCCGTAAGGATGCTCTGCATGACGACTTCAACGTCGACGCCGTTAGCGTCGTCGCCATAGTTCCGCTCAACCTCGATGAAGGCGTCTTGCAGACGTCCCCCGAGATCACGCCCACGGAAGACGAGCTGCTCGTCGGCAAAGTCAACTTCGTCGATGTCACCCTGAAAGATCACGCGCCAATCGCTCGCGCCCGCTGTCATGCCGACGGGCCTCACGGCGGCTTCGACAGAAAACTCGCGACCCGGCGTGACGAGCTGCCCGCCGAGCGTGTTCAGCTTCGAGTCAGCGCGAAGCGGCGCCACGCTGAAAAGGTCGATCTGCCGCTTGAGCGTGACAGTCGCGGCCGACACCGGCTGATCGACGCTCTCGTCGATCTCGACCGCGTCGAGAAAATCGCGGCCCTCTAAAGACGTCACATCGCGCCAGGTGCCCGACCCGTCCTTCACCTTCACGCGGACATGAGACGCCCGCCCTGCGGTGCTTGCGAGCACCGCGAGTTCCTGCGACGACAGACTGCGCATTGGGTTTCTAGACCTCTCGCAAAATGAAGTCGAAGCGCTCGCCCACCACGCGCGCCCCGCTCTGAACAAACTCGACGAACTCGCCGTCTTTGACCTCGCCGAGCACTCTCGCTTCGGCGGCGTTGAAGTCGCCGCCCGCCGTCAGGAATGGGAGCGCGCTCCATGCCCGGCCGGAATGCCAAGCAAACATTTGCGCGATCCACGAGTCAGGCACCTTGAAGGGGAGCCCGACAGCGTCGTCAAAGTCTGTGAAGCCCGGTTGCCCGCCGAGCCAAAAGTAACCCGCGCCGACAGTGACGCCCCCGCCGTTGCTCGAAGAGCTGCCCTGCATCCAACGCAGCCCGTCGCTGCGCGTGATGAAGTGGCGCCAGCTCGCCGCGCCTGTGTCGTACCTGTGATGAAGCGTCGTCCACGACTGCCCGAGCTGCATCGCCCAGTTAGTGTTTCCTGAGGTCGTCTGGCGAAAGCCGCTGCTGAACTTTGCTCCCGAGTAGACCGTTCCCGGCCCGCTGAACACGGCGAGCCCCTTGCTTGTGTACGTGTCCACGTCGAAGGAAAGCGTGTGCCCATCGCCTGAGACGAGCCCGCGAAGCGCCAGCGCGTCGGCGGTCGACAGCGGGCCGGTGCGAAACTCCCATTCCTGACGCACAGCACGGCGCCCGAGACGGTACGCGCCTCCAAAGGCTCGAGAGTCCGCTCCGATGCTGACCTGCCGCCGACGACCTTCGACGACGGGCACAGTGATCCCATTGAGTGTGAGAAACGGCATGGATCTAGTACCTCGCGGGCAGCCACTCGCCCGAGCCGCGACGCCTGTTTTGCTCGCGCTTCATTTCGAGCCACACGCTGCGAGCTGTCTCTTCGGGGTTGTCTGCGGCTTCGACGACGATCTGCCCGACGGTCACGTTTCCGCCGCTCGCAGGCGCGGTCGGGCTCGGGGTGATGGGGCTCGCGCCGACAGGCGTCGCAGGCGAGCCGGTGACAGGGTCCTGCGCATTGAAGCGAGCGAGCGCGACCTTGAACCCTGTCGGGACGTTAGTGAGTGCGTCCGTTGCCTTCTTCGTTGCTTCGGCGTTCTGCCATTGGGCGACGCTCGCCGCCGAGTTCGCGGCTGCGGCGTCGTAGCTCGTATTTCTCAGCGTGTTCAGAGCGCCGTCGACCTGAGCCATCGGCACTTTCATGCTGTCGAGGCTTTGGGCCATCTTGTCGAAGGCCCCGCCCACGAGCGGAACCTTGCTCAGCGTCCGAAACACGCCCGCGATAAAGCCAACGATCGCGTTCCAAACCGTGCCGACTCCCTTGACGACGTAGAGGATCCCCATTGCGACGACACGAATGACGCCGAAGAACGACTTCAGGATCGGCCCCGCGAGCAGCCCGAGCGGGTTGGTAAGCGCGACAAGGATCGTCCCAAGGATCGTGATCACGGGCGCGAGCCCCTGGAACAACGTGCCGAGCAGCTCAAGGGACGGCGCGATCGCCTGCAATGGCTGAAGCGCGGCTGTGATTACGGGCACAAGCGCCTGAAGCAAAGGAACGAGCATGTTGAACACAGACCCGAGAACCGGCAGCACGGGGGCGAGAACCTTCCCGAGCACGTCGGCGACGAATTGAATGAAGTTCGTCGCCATGCGGATCAGCGTCGCGAAAGTCTCCGACTGAGAAAGGAGATCGCCCATCACGGCGGCAACGCCTCCCCACTCGCCGCCCGCAGCCATCCCTTCCTGGAAGGTCTGGATCAGCTCGGAGATCCGCCCGAACGCCTGAGTAAACTTGCTACGCAGCGCCCGCTTCGCTTCGTCCGCCGCCTTTGCAATAGCGTCGGCGAGTTCCTTTGCCTTGCGAATAGCGATCCTCTCAAGGATGCCGGCCGTGTCGCTTGCGCGCTTGAGATAGTCCGAGCCGTCAAACTTGCCCGCGGTGCCGACCTCGACCTCGACCTTCGACTCTTCGGGCGGCTTGCTCAGCTTGCCTTTAGGCCCGCCGAGCAGGTCGTCGAAGACGCCGCCGAATCTCTCGCGGAGAAACGCCGCAGCGTCGCTGCCGAGCATCTTGACGCCGTCGAAGGCATAGCCCGCCCCGTAAGAGACACCGTCCCAGACAGTCGACAGCCCGTTCTTCAGGGTGCCGACGGTGTCGGTGACAAGCCCCTTCAAGCCTCCGAGGATCTGCTCTCCCGATAGGTCTTTCAGCCCGTCGAGTGTGTTCGCGATTCCGTCGAGGCTGAGCGCTCGCGCGAGAGGCGCAGCCATGCGTGCCAGGTTGCGCACGACGTAAGCGAACGCGTCGAGCTGCCCACGCGCCCAGACGCCGACAATCGACGCTAGCCCCGCGAAGATGTCCTGAAAGAACTTGGCAGCTCGGCCCGCGACGTCCGTCACGCTCTTCCAGACCGACACGAACGCTTCGCGCATGCCCGTGCTGCTGTCGTGCCATGCCTTGTAAAGCGTGCCCGCGAGCATGACGACGCCGACGACCGCCAGCGCAACCGCAGCAAGGGGAGCGCCAACGATCAGGATTCGAGCGGCTGCACTGCGAAACGCAACGGCGAAGCTCGCGTCGATCTGCTCGGCCCCCTTCGCGACCTTCTTCAAGTTCCCGTCGACTTCGGGCGCAATGCCACGCACGAGAGCGGAGAAACGCACGACGGCGTTCCCAGCACCCGCGAGCGCGGGCACGACGAAGGCGTTGAAGCTCTCGGCGAGCTGTTTGACGATTCCCGCGAGCTTTCCGACACCGCCGCCCGCGAGCCCGATCGCCGTCCCCCAGAACAGGAAGCTGCCGATCGCTTGCTTCACGGTCGGGTCGAGCTGCTGAAACCATCCTAGCGCCCGCTCTAGCACGTCGGAGAGACGCTCAAGGTGCGGTAAGACAGCGTCGCCGATCGCGGCGCCGACGTTCTGAAACACGAGCTTGATCCGATCCATCCGCTCAGTGACAGACGAATCGAAGGCAGCAGCAGCGGCGAGCGCGCCGTAAAGACCGACGCTGACGATCGCGCCAATCTCGCCGATCTTGTTCCCGAGCTGCTCGACCTTGCCTGCGGTGCGCGCAACGTCATCGACGATCTGACGCATTGAGCGCGTGAACTCGCCGACGGCGGCGGTCACGACGACATAGACGTCACCGACTTTTAGACCGCCGCCAGACATTGCAGCTCACCTTTTGCGCAAGCGTCGGGTCGTTGTTTGTCCCGACGGAGCCACACCGGAACCGGCCGGGGTGGCATGTTTCTTTTCAAGCTCGTCGGCTTCCTTTCGGGCATACGCGACGAGCCCGATCACGTCTTCGTAAGCCATCGCGCGAACGCTATCGGGCGGCAGCTTCAACAGAGACGCGACCCCGTAGAGCAGGTTCGCTTCGGGGTCGCTGTCTATTTTCCCCGCATCTTCTCTTCGCTGACGTTGAAGACGTCCGTCAGATCAGCGGCGAGATCCTCGAGCCACGACTCGTCGAGCAGCTCGTCGACATCGTTGACGGAGAACATCGGGCGGCGCGTCTCGGCGTCGTTGATCACGCACACGGCGATCCGCGCGAGCATCCGCGCACCGGCACGGTCGCCGATCGGCTCGTTCTTCTCATTCATTTCGCCCGCCGCGCGAGCCTGCTCGATCAGACGCAGACGGTCGCCCATCGTGGGCTTGATGATCTCCACCTTGACGCCGTCGATCTCGACGGTCTTCACGACGCGACGGTTCTTCGCAAGCAGCTTGTGCTTGTTGGACATTGACGCCTGTTCCTGACCGGCTGTGTTTGTGGAGCCGCTACGGGGTGCCGTAACCCCACGCGACGAACTCGCCGCTGCCCGCCTTGAAGGCGTGCCCGACGAACTTGGCTGTGTGCTCGTAGAGGGCGCCCGGGGTGAGCTTGTGAGACAGCTCCGGGACCTTTACCCACGCACGAAAGATCTCGTCGGTCCCCTTGCCGAACTCCAGGAGGAGGGCCGAGCCGCTCGACAGCGAGGCTTTGAAGGTTGGGATCCCGACCTCGGAGTCGAAGTCGGTCGTCGCGGGAACAATCCCTGACACCTCGCCAGAGAGATCGCGCAGCGTGACCGCGCGCCGCTTGTACCCATCGCCGAGGACTTGCAGCTCGACGACGTCATTCGTGACCGACAGCGACAGCGAGCGAATCAGCGCAACCGCCGACACCGGCAGGTAATTGCCCGAGACGCGCACAATCGAGTTCGATCCGGGGGCTACGTTGAACGTGATGACGCCGAAGAGGTAGTCGACCGCATACGAGCTGCGGGCTGCTGGCGCAAAGTCCTGTGACAGCCCCGTCGGAGAAACCTCGACGAGAGGGTCGCTCGCGGGATCGAGCCGATTGCGCGCGTCGGAGATGACACGGAAGCTCGGGGACAGCACTCCACCGACGCGGCTCGCTAGAAGATTCTCAAAGCTGGTGGATTCCCCGGCGAGCGACAGCGTTCCTTCGTGAGCAGAGATCACAGTCATTGAGCCCCCGACTCAGACGGCGACGGGGGCACCGTTGCCCAGCAGCTTGCAGGAGAACTCGACGACGCCGCCCGGGGTCAGCTTTTCGTCGTAGCTGTTCACGACCATCGGGATCCGCTTGCCCTTGGAGCCGGCCGAAGCGCTCGGGTCGAAGATGAACGTCACGTAGACGGTCGCGCCCGTGTCGCGAGCGCTGCGGAGAACCCCCTGCGGCGCGTCGCCCTGCATGAAGTGACCGGACAGATCCGCGCTCGTGTCCTTGAGCGTCTGAACGCGGGACTTGTAGCCCGCGCCCCCGAGATAGTTCGTCTCGACGAAGTCGCCCGATTCGCTCAGCGAGGCATCGGTCAGACCGTCGATCCGGTCGGTACTCGTTGCGGCGGTCGTGTCCGAGCGCACGGAGACGCTGTCAAGGTGAGCAGCTACGGGGGCGGACATTGTTTCTCCTAGCGACTCGGAAAGAGCCGCGACAGCGATGCGAAAATTTGCGCCGCGACAGCCTTTCGGAACGCCGCGCGTCCCTTCCGGGCAGGCTTGCGCAGGAAGTGAGTGGGCTTGTCGAAGCGCTGCGCGCCCCAGTGAAAGCCCTCGTGAATCGCGCCCGCGGCCGAGTGCTCGTAACCCGCCGTCGAGCTGACGCTCGCCCTCTCGGGGTTCACGACCGGGCCATCGACAAAGCCGGTCGTGCTGAGTGCGGGCTTCCCGTCGGTGTCGTGCTCGCCGACAGGAACGAGCAGCCGAGACCCTTGGAGCACCGTCGACGAGTGCTCGCGAGTCAGGGGCGCGAGGTCGTCGAGCACTTGCCCTTCGACCTTCCTGAGCGCTTCGAGCAGCTTCGTGTCGAGTGTGACCTTGAGCGGCATTCCTCCCGGTAAATGGGTGCGCTTTCCCGAAGTGGCTCAGAGGCCGGATGCTTGCTACCCCTGCCAGAATGCGGCGGCTGAGATCCCCGCTACCGGGGGGCATGCCCTTGCAGGTGCATGGCACGTTGGAGCAAAATGGCATGTTCGCTGCACATCCCGCGAGGGCATGCATGGTCATTCCAAGTCGCATCAACACAGCTATCGCGCTCGACACGTCAGCACTTAGCAACGTTCTCGCGAGCGACGCCGCCGTCGATCAATTCGCTGCGACAGTGCTCCGCAGGCCTGTGACCGTTTTTGTTTCTACGAACGTGATTGTCGAAATTTCATCTGACGGAGATCAGGAGCGTGCCTTTCGCATGCTCCAGCGTTTCCGGCGTCTATGCCGCAAACTTGGCGCTCGCTTTTGCCCAGCTCCTGGCGACCAGGATCTAATGAAAGGTGAGTTGCGCGAACGGCTTAGGGGGCCGCCTGCATATTCTGAAGGATGGACTTCTCTCGAAAAAGCAAGCAGTGCAAAGCTGCTCGCAGTAGCAAAGGGCCTTCCTGAATCTTATGAGTGGCTGCGGCGAAAGAAGGCCGACCTCTTCGAAAAGGATCGCGGGCTCCATCAATTCATGGCAGCTCGGGGGGTCAAGACAGCACCAGATGAAATAATCGAGCTTATTTGCGCCACCAACCCTCCACGCGAAGACGATATGATAATCGAACTAGCGGCGGAGATGTCTGAAGGTGAAGTTGCGGCGGCGAAGATTGTCTCCGATCCCAGGCGCTTTAAGGCGACTCATGTCTTGTCACATCTCGTATGGAGGCTCTGTCTTGCCAATAGCGTAGATCGGCAAGCCACGACAAAAGCACAGGAGAATGTGCTCGGTATGTGGCGCACCAAGAAAAAGGGGAGAGGCGAAGGTACGTGGCATGACATCGCCATTGCAGCAGCCGCAGCGTATGTCGACCTCTTCATCAGCGATGACCGCGATCAACTGAATCGGTGCAGCTTCTTACGAGATCGAAATCTCGTAACGTTTCGCCCTATCACTCTCGCGGAGTTTCTTGAGTAACGCCGCCTCTAAGAATCACTCACGCCTAGTCGGTCATGGGGCGCTGGCCCCTCCACTTATCCGTGTTTCAAGCTCAGCCACACGCGAGAGCAGCTCGTCGACGAGCGCGCCGACATCCCTCGACGCGACGAAGAGCGAGCCGCCGACGCGCAAGTCGCCCGCGACTTCCCTGTCGCCCGTGGGGGCGAGTTCGATCGGCGTCCCCATGGTGCCAGGGTCGACGAACTCGGCGTTGACCGTGAAGGTCCACCAGTGCCGATCGCTGCCGTCGGTGCCGAAGTAGCTCGGGCTTCCTTCCTCGACTTCGATCAGCGTGTACGGCGCGGCATTCGCCAAGTGCAGCGCGTCGAGTGCGGCAAGCGCGAGCAGGTGCCCAGCCTGGAAGCTCTCACGAGCTGAGCGGATGCGGACCTGGCAGGTGTTCGCGCGGTAGGTCTTCCGACCGCCGCCGACGTAGCTCACGGGTGCATCGCCGCCAGTTTGCAGGACGAAGCACGAGACGTCCGGCACGACGGCGTCGTCGTCTTCGATGACCGGCCCGAGAAAGAGGTTAGCTCCAACGGTCAGCCCGAGCCCGCCAGCGGCGAGGATGCTCGCGAGATCGGCCGCAGTGTCGCGTGCCATCAGAACCAGACCTTTCGGAAGCGCACCGTGCCGGTTCCGTCGGCATGCTCGTCGACAGCGGCAGGGCGGCGGGCGCGGTTGAAGTCGGCTGTGTCGTCACCCGGAAACCAAACCCGGTGCCGAAGGGTGATCAGGGCGGCGGTGTAGACAACGAACGACGCGACAAACTCGGCGCCGTTTGAATCGCGGATCAGCTTGCGGCTCGGCTGCACACGGGCTGCCGCGATCGTCAGCGGGCCGAGTGTCGGCTTCCCCCAAGCGTCGCGCCCGGTGACTTCGGCGAAGCTCACGAGCTGTCGGAAGAGCGCGGTCGGCCCGCCCATTAGCTCGCCCTCCGAAGCACGTACGGCGCGAGCAGCAGCTCGGCACGTGCGCTCGCGAGACGCTGCCCTGCGGCCCGCTCCCGGTAGCTCACGGACCAATCCCCGAGACTCTCGGCTGACACGTCGGCATCGCGCCCCCTGCCGCGATACAGCGCGCAGGCTTCGAGAATGGCGGCTTCCTCGACGTCGGCGGGAAGCGTGACCGGGCCGACCGTCGCGTCGAGCGCCACTTGCCCGGGGGTCACGTAGCCGCCCGTATAGGTCACAGCGAGCGCGGCGGGGCTGCCCTGCCGCAGCTCGACCGTCGTCGTCACGAGCCCGCCGACGCGCGCCGTTTCTGGCCACGTATCCTCGAGCCTGTAGACGAGCCCGCCGTCGGCCAGGTCGCCCGCGATCGTGTAGCGCGTGGGATCGAGCAGCTCGCCCGCTTCGGTGACGCTGACGATCGCGACGAGCGGCGGGCGCTCTAGCAGCAGGAAGGGCCGACCGTAGCTCGCTGGATACTCAGTCACGGTCACACGCTCGAAAGCACGACCGCAGAGTCGGGCAATCGCGCGGCTCGCCGAGCTGACGCACCGCTCGACGCTCGCGTCGACAGGCACGCCGAGGTCGGCCGCAACGGTCGCGGCAAGGCAGAGATCGGTCGGGAAAGGCACGGCGGGGGGCTCCGCAAAAGAAGCGCGGCCGGTGCTAGCTCTCGGGCTCAGCACCGGCCGCAGGGTCAGCAGCTCGGCACGCTCAGACGGCGGGGATCTCGTCGGGGCCGCACAGAACGATCGTGCTGCTCGCGCCGAGCGTCGGCGAGCTGCCGCCCGTGAAGGCGACCGTCTCGACAACGCGCAGGTAGCGCTTCGCGGCGGGCAGTCGCACGTTCACCCGCCCGACGCCGTTCGCGGTCGTCAGCGGCTCGATCGCGGCGTCCGCGATGTCAGCCCAGCCGGTTGCACCGTCTGCGCTCTCCTGGACCTTCGCGGCGAGCGACAGCGTCGTTGGCGAGCCGGAAGCGGCGCCCGTCTGAGCGGCGAGCACGCACGAGTCGAAGCCGAGCCGGTCGATCGCGGCACTGTTTCGGGTGCCTGCGACGACGGCGGCGGGCACGGTGCCCGAGCGGATCGCGACGAGCACGCCTGCGTCGGTTGAATTCGCGTTCACTTGGGGGGATTCCTTTCGCTTGGGAATGCGGAACCGGGGCACTGTGCGAGCTGCCCCGGTGTCACGCGGTCGGGTTAGTAGGTGATCGAGCTGAACGCCTTCGGCTGACGCAGCTTGAAGTCGCCCTTCACGATCGCGCGGATCGTCGTCTCGTCGTACTCGGCGCGGGTGTCGTGCTCGGAGAGGATCAGATCCTCGTCGATCCCGTAGAGGAACTGTCGCCAGTCCGCCGAGAAGGTGATCCGCGTCACCGGGACGCGCGTCGTCATCACGAAGGGGAAGCCGCGGATCGTGCCCTTGTCGAGCATCTCCTGACGGAAGATGAAGATCCCCGAGTCCTTGAGCTGCATCAGCGCGGTTGCGCGGGTCGGGTGGATCACCCATGCGGCAGCGCCCATCCGCACGTGCGCCGTCAGCGGCAGCTCGACCGCCTTGTCGATGTCGGCGAGGTAGGCCGCAGCGGTCGTGCCCGTGTTCGCGAAGGTGTGCGCGTTGTCGAGCTGCGTGAAGAGCCCCTTCGGCGCGGCGCCCGTGCCATCACCGTTGAAGCCCGCGTCGTCGAGCCCGTCGGCCACCGTGGCGCGGATGTCCTCGCCCACGCCCGCGTCGCCGACGCCCGGGGTCCGCAGGAGATCGTTGCTGATGTCGGTCAGCACCATCCCCTTGTGCGCCTTGAGCACGATCTTCCCGTACTTCGGCGCGCTCTTCGGAACCGTCTCGCCTTCGCCGACCCACTTGAAGACCGACGTCCCCGTCTGCTTGCCCATGTGCAGCTCGCCCTTGAACGCCTGGGTGCGAACCCCGAGCTTGAGCAGCGCCGCGTCGGGCCGCAGGAACTCGATCACCTCGCCGCTCTGCTGGATGGGCACGAGCACACCGGCCGAGTCGAACTTGCTGAGCTGAACCGCCTTCTGCACGTCGGCATTGCCGAAGCGCTTCGCCGCGTCGATCAGCTCGGCCGCGCCCGTGCGGCGACCCGCCGCGATGACGCTCTTCGTGAACTGGCCGAAGTTCTCGGCGCTCGCGTAGACGCTGCCTTCGCGCGTGACCTTGTCCGCACCCACGCGCCCCGGAGCGCTGCGGGCGGCAGCGTCGATCAGCTCGCGCGCGACCTCAGGGCCGAGCGCCTTCACCATTTCCGCGATCTGCTCGCGAGTCATTCCTTGTCACTCCCTCGGATGTAGCCTTTGAACGCCTCGACGAAGCGCTGCGCGGCTTCGGCGGCGTTGAAGCCCTTCGCCTTGTCGTCTTCCTCGTCGTCTGCCTTTGGCGCGTCGGCAGGCGGCGGCTCGCCCGTCTCGGGCTTGCTCTCGTTCGGGGCTGCGGGCTCGTCGCCGGTGCTCGGCTTGTCGCCCTGCTCGTCGCCCGCGTCAGGCTTGTCGCTCTCGTCGTCGTCGCTCTTTGCTTCGGCCCGCGCGTCGAGCAGCTCGACGACCCGCGTCGCGATGCGCTCGACGATGTCGTCGCCCTCGCCGTCCAGGGACTTCGCGCGCAGGGCGCGAGCGTTCCCGGGGATCGTCACGACTGAGACTTCGAGCAATTCCTGAGCGTCACAGTCGAAGCCGCCCCGCTCGTTCTGCCGGAAGTGTCCAGGCAGCATGAGGTAGCGGACGGAGACAGCGTTCAGGATGCCCTTTGCGACCTTGCGCTCGACGCGCTTCGCGAAGTCGTCGTCGTCGTCGAACTCGACGTCGATCATCAGCGCGTCGTTCTGGACGTAGACGCGGCCATTCCCGATCGGAAGCGCGGGCTCGGCTCCCGTGCGTGCAGCGTGCGCGCCGTCGTCATGGTTGAAGAGCACGACGCCGTTCGCGTTGTACGCATCGACGCGCCAACCCTTGACGCTCAGCCGGTCGGAGTAGCGATCGAAGTCGCCGTCGCTCGCCTTGAAGGTGTAGACGCGGCGACCGTTGCCAGCCTCGACGGCGGTCAGCGCAGCCGCATCCTTCTGTACGGCTGCAAGCTGAAGAGAGCGTGTGATCGGCTTGGGCATCGCACCCGGTAAATGGGTGCGGAAATCGCCCGTGGTTCACTCGCCGCCGACGGCTTCGGCGTTTGCTTCTGCTGAGCTGCCCGCGGCCGGGGTCGGCGACTGCTGGGGCTCGTTTGGCTTCTGACCGGGCAGCAGCTCGGCGAAGCCCTGCCGCTCGGGGTGCGATCTGAACCCGGCTTCGCTTCGCCACTCGTCGAAGGTGAAAGCGCTCGGAAGCGTGCCCATGACCCGCAGGCGGTGTTCGCGGTCGGCGGGCACTGGCGAGTCGTAGGAAAGAATCACGTCGTCGCCGAAGCGCGGCGCTAGGTGCTTCGACAGCGCGGCGAGGAAGACTTCGGCGCGCGGCTTCGTTGCCTGCTCTGCCAGGTGCTCGCGGGCGGCATAGCTCGTCGCCTTGTTACTGCTCGTCACGTCGCCGACGATCTCGGGGGGCACACGGTAGACCATCCTGACGAAGTCCATCAGGAAGCGGCGCAGGTCGACGAGCTGCATATCTTTGAAAGGCGTGTCGAGTCGCGCGAAGGTCGTCCGGCCACTCGTGATCATCACTCGGCCCGCGTTTGCCGGTCCCCCATACTCACGCGCGAGCGATTCTTTGAACGCCTTCGCAGGCCCCGCCTGACTCTCGTTAAACCCCTCGATCGCGATCACCGCGCCCGGCAGCATGTTGTTATAGAAGGCGTTCTTCGTGTACCGCGCGACGTGCTCGTCGGTGTCGACCTCGTCACCGAGCGCATACGCGATCCCGATCCCGCGCCCGAGCGGGTCGGCCGGGTTCAGGCGCTTCACGAAGATCACGCTCGCGGCCGGAATCGTAAACAGGCGCCCGCCAGCCGTGATCGTGAACGTGCGCTCGGGCCTCGGCTTGCTCAGGTCAGGCAGTGCGAGCACGCAATCGGGCGGCACCGGCCACAAGCCGACCGGCACGCCGGCGATCTCCTCGACGACCGCGAAGAACTCGCCGGTCAGGTCGTAGTGAGTGCAGAAGAGCTTCGCGAAGTCGCGGCCCGTCATGTAGTCGTTTGGATCGGCGAGCAGCCGCAGCAGCGGATGATCGGGCAGCTCGACCGCCCCCGCCGTCTCGACAAGAGCCTTCAGCCGTTCGCGGCGCGTGTCGCCGCAGGCCCGACGAAGCGACACGTCGACGAGCGCCTTCCGGGTGGCGGGATCCTGCCGCTGAAATGCGCGCCACGTCACGTCAGCGAAGGCGTCGCCGACCGTGTCGACGATCGTCCCGAGCCAAGGCATTTCGGCGTAGGACGCGAGCAGCGCGGGCACCTCGCGGCGGGGCGGGGCCGACGTCCATCGACTCAGCTCAAGGCCGGTCCCCTTGCGCTTGCTGCCGCTGAGCGCGGCGCGCACCCTGTCAATCATTCCCATTGCGTGACCTCAAACGGCGAAGAACTGCTCGGCGAAAACAAGGTCGTGAACGCCCCAACAGAAGGCGTCGGCGCGGTCGTCGCGGCGCCCATTGACCCCGGTGAATTTGCCGAGCTGCTGCTCTAGCTTCGGGAAGGTGCCGACGAACTCGACGCGCCCAGCTTCGGCCAGGGCCGACACGGGCTCGGCGCGCTTGCTCTTCGCGCTCGTCGCCCTGACGGGCTTCACGTTGACGCTGACGCCCATCTCGGCGGCGACCGTGCTGATCAGCGTCTCGACCATCTCGCCGCCCGTGTTCACCTCGACGACGAGCGCGTCGCAGCCCCATTCGAGATAAGCGCGGATCGCGGTCGTCGCCCACTCACGCGGGCTCGCGCGGCGCGACAGGTCGGCGAGCACTGAAACGCGCTTGAGCGGCACGCCGTCGGCCCCATAGAGCACGCTCGCCTTGCACCCTTCGACAATGATCCCCGTCTCGTCTGCGCCCGTCTCGCTCGTCGGGCTCGGGTCAACGCTGACGATTCGGCGGTCGAGCTGCTGCGCATACTCGTGCGGATCGGCGTCGACGCGCCCCCACTTCGCCGAGCCGAAGATTGCACCCGGCACGTCGAAGAGCAGGCGCCCGAGAACCTCTTGCTGCCCCCAACGGGTGTTAGCGAGCGCTCGCATGTTCGCGACCGCGTCGGGCGCGAGATTGGCGGCGTTGCTCAGCGACGAGCCCGTGCGAAGCACGACGCCCGGCTTGAGCTTCTGAGTCTCGGCGTTCGCGAAGAGCAGCTCTTCGATCTTCCTGAGCGGTCGCGGCGTGCCGGTGAGCAGGAGCTGCGGCGGGTCGTCGCGCGTGCCGATACGCAAGACGAGCGGGAGCTGATCGACCGCCGCCATATCGTGCTTCCAGCTCGCGGGCTCGTCTCCCCAACCCCAACCTGCGTTAGGGCCGCGCAGCCGGTCGGGCTTGTCCGCCGAATAGCAGATCGCATAGACGCCGTTCGGCCACGTCACGCGCCGCTTTGAGGGCTCGTAACGCGGCATGAAGCTGGGGGGCGACAGAGCGAGGATGCCCGACGGGCCGCGAATCATCGTGTCGCGCACGTCGGCTGCGGTCGGCCCGACAAGCGCGCCGACGCTCTTCGCCTGCCATGCTTTCTTGATCACCCACCGCGCGCCGCACCACGTCTTTCCGAAGCCGCGCCCGGCCATCACGAAGCACGTCGAGAACTTGTCGGGCGGCACTTGCTCGCGGCGTGCCCAGAAGTCGAGGTCGTAGACGAGCAGCTCGACTTCTCGGTCGTCGAGCCCGCCGAAGAGCTTCGCGAGCTGAGCCCGCGAGCCGACCGCGCCGACCATCCTCGACGCGGGCGACTCGTGCGGCGCGAGCCCTTCGGCGAACCCTACCCATCGCGAGCCGCGCGTCAGGACGCTACGCATTTCTCGGCCCCCCTTCGTCGACCTGCGCGGGGGCGGGGGCGGGGGCGGGCGCGGGCTCGAGAGTGGGCTCGGCCGCGACCGGCTCGTCGGGAAGGAACTTGCCCAGGCGGTCGAGCAGCAGCTCGCGAAGCGCGGCGGTGTCCGCTGCCTGATCTTCGGGGCTCTTCGCGTCGACGTTGTCGCGCCGCCCGTACAGCTCAGGGAAGCGTCGGCTCAGCAGCCATTGAACGTGCTTCGGGTTCGTCGTCGCTGCCGCCTGCAAGGTCTCAGTCGCGCCCTGCATGAACTCGGCTTCGGCGCGGTTAACAGCGACGTAGAACTCACGGTAAAGCCCGCGCTGCTCGCTCGCCCCCCGGTGATACCAACGCGAGACAGTCTGCTCGTCGACGCCGACAAGACCGGCTGCGGCCCGACGGAAAAGACCTGCCTTCAAATGCTCGCAGATCTGCTGCTGAACTTCGGCTGTGAGTTTGGTCGGCCGCGCCACCCAAGCTAAATGGGTGCGGTTTCGCGAAGTTTTTCGGGGGGGTCCGTCAACGAAACTCAAACGCCGCGCGTTTTTTCTCAAAATTTCCTGAGCGTGTGCGCGCTCCGAGCAAGGTCTAGATCCGCCCGTGACAGAAAACCGGATCCGGGGGGGTAGCCTGCCACCTACATAGGCACGCCTCTTGACAAGGGGAGTCCGCTTTGATCCGGTGCCGGATCCAACGCTCACGGAGGCGCGATGTCGGAAACATGGGTGCCCGAAGGACTGCTGCACATCGGGCAGGCGACCATCAGGATCTATAACGTGCGCATACAGGCACAGTCGGGACCGAACAATCCCGGAAGCGCTTCGTTTGAGGTTGTCGGTGACGGCGCATTGCCGGTCGGAGGACCGCAGATCCTTGAAGTCACAGGGCCGAGCCCACTCCCACGCAGGCGCTATTCGATCGCGATATTCGAGACAAGAAACGTAGCGGGTCCGCGAACGGCGGTTACTGCAACCGACCTCACGCTGATCCCGTAGCCAGCCGTTCCCGGATCCGTGCGTCGCATCCGCGTACGTCGACGCAGCGAGCCCGCCAGCTACGGCGCCATGCCCCGACGTCCGTCAGACGCTCGTCGACGGTCAGCTCGCCCTGTCCACGTTGAAGGCGCGTGCCGCATAGCTCGCACGGCATCGCGTAGAGGTTGCGACGCCGAGCTGCTGCTCGCTCAGAGCAAGCCATGTGTCGCGGCCCGATCGCGCGCTCGTAGGTGATGACCTCGCCTGACTCAATGGGAAGTGAGCACGCGGCACAAGGGCCGCGCCGCTTCGCGACGATCGCGTGCAGCTCAGCTCTCCCGCTCGACGAGCAGCTCGCGCAGGTCAGCGAGCGTGCGCGCGAGCATCCTGTCGACCCGGCTCTTCGGTGCCCCCCACGCTTCCGCGACTGAGCGCACCGACTGCGCGGGCCGGTTGATACCGAAGACGCGCGAGACGAGTTCGCGCCTGTCGGGCGCCAGGTGGCGCACAGCCTCGAAGACTCGGGCGCGGCGCTCGGCGCTGATCAGCAGCAGCTCGGGATTGTCGGTCTCGCCGTCCCTGCCCGTGAGCGCACGCAGCGCCCCTTCAAGCTCGTCGCCCCCTCGTGCTCGCCCGGGGCTTCCGTCACCCGTGGGCACGGGCGCGTCGGTGCTCTCGACACGGATCGCTTCACGCTCGCCGCGAGCAGCGCGGGACGTCCGGCCCTTGTGCGCGCCGTCGCTCAGGTGAACGTCGCTCGCGTGCATCCGTGCGAACTGCTCGCAAGCTGTCCGAGCGCGGAAGTAGGCCACCTCGCCGAACGACTGCCCGCCCCTCGTGGGGTCGTACTTGTCGACCGTGCGGATCACGGCGATCGCTGCGATCTGTTCAAGGTCTTCGGGAGCCTGAGAGCCCGCGAAGCGCTTCGCGACCTTGACGACCTGCTTGATCACGGGACGGACAGACACGAGCAGCTCAGCAGCGAGGAGCCTTTCGGTCAGCGCATCGCCCGATCTGCGTGCGAGCATGATCCGAGAAACAAGGTCGGATTGCCGCTCGGCGCGGGTGGTGATTGACTGCGCCGCGTCGCTCGAAACGGCTTCGGCGCTGTGGGGCGCCGAGTTGTGCAGCATCATCGCATGAGACTCCAACGGACGGTCCAGGCGTGCGACCGTCGACCGGATTTGTCGGGGGCACACGCGGGCCGATACATCGGCCGCAAAGCGGCGAGGTCTCGCGCGAATCCCGAACATTAGGGAACAATTTCCCCGGTATCTAAATGCGTGCGGATCAGTGCCCGTGGCTCAGCGCGTTGATCAGGCGCGATCGTGCCCTTGGTGTCGCTGCGAGCGAGCGTCAGTCAAAGCAACGTCAACGGTCGGGGTCGTGGAAATATCCCAATGCGCGCGTTCATATGCGCCCCCCTCTCTCCTATAACTACCTCACCTTTTCCTTAAGGGGTTTAGAGATTGAGGAGTGACGGGCTGCTTTGACGTGACACCGCCGCGTTCGCGGTGCCGTCGTGTGCCGGTCGAGCCAGCACGGGATTCCGCACTCATTTAGGGCGACGTGAACCCCTCGCCCCGACCCGTTTCATCGATCCCCGACATCGCCGGGAGCTACGCGGCGCGCGTGCGCGAGCTGCTCGCGTCCCGCGACGCGCACATGACCGCGGCCGAGATCACGAGCGCGCTCGGCTGTAACGAGCGGCGCGTTCGCGAAGCCCTCGATCGGCTCGTCTTCTGCTCAGAGGTCGAAGTCGAGCTTCGCCACACTCCCGGCAAGCGCGGTGCCCTTCCTCGAGCCTACCGGCTCAAGCGCACGCCGTCGGCCTGACAAGGAAGCCCCTCACATGCTCGTCGCTTTCTACGAAAGCGCGCAGGACAACGTCCCGCGCGTTGTGGATCTTTCGTGGCCTGAGCTGTCCGCACAGCTCACGAGTCACCGCCGCAGCCAGTGTCCGACGTCTCCGTGCCTTCGGGGCTGCCCCGCGAAGAACGGCCCTGCATGGTCGCCCGTCGACATCGTCGAGCGGCGTCGCACTGAGAACGTGCGCGCTGTCACTGTCGCCGTCTTCGACCTGGATCACCTGAGCGAGTCGCAGTTCTCGTGTCTCGACACCGTCGAGCGGCACGGGCTCGCCTTCGCGGTTCACTCGACGCACAGCAACCGGCCGCCCGACGACTACTGTCTGCGGCTCGCGATCCCGCTCTCGCGCCCTGTGCTTCCTCGCGAGTGGGCAGCCGTGAGACAGGCGGCGATCAGGCTGCTCGACCTTCCGGCCGATCCGGCGACGAAGGATCTCGCGCGGATCTACTTCCTGCCCGACTCACCCGTCACGGTCGAGCCGCTCGCGCTCAGCGGGGAAGGGAAGCCTCTCGACGTCGACGCGCTGCTCGCCCTGTCCCGCTCGGGGCTGCCCGCGACCTCGCCGAGCCCCGCAGCGTCGCTTCCTGAGCCCGTCGACGCCGGCCCCGCCGACCTCTTCGAGCTTCGCAGGCTCCTGCGCCGCATCCGGAAGCCCGAGCACGTCCTGATCATTCGTCGGGTGCTCGCGGGCGAGCCACTCGCGGCGGTCGGCGAGCAAGACAATACGCTGAACGCGCTGATGTCCTGCGCCGCCTTCGTGCTCCCCCTGGACACGCCCGAAGCCGCGATCGTCGAGCTGTTCCGCCCGTCCTTCGCCGCGACCGACTGGCAGGAAGGGACCGATCACCTGTGCGAGCAAGCGCTACTCAAGCTGCGCCGACACCGTGAGCGCCGCAAGGCACGCGACGCGGTACGGCTCGCCGAGAACCGCGCGATCTGGGAAGCGCTCGGGGGCAAGGCGCCCGACGCACCGGCTCAGGATGCGCCCGGCAGCGAGGAAGACGAGCCCGATCCCGACGCATGGGTGCGCGAGCTAGTGCTCGACGCGACGAAGGACGGCAACCGGATCCGAAACTGTGAAGCGAACGTCTTCACCGTGCTCCTGCGCTCGCCCGAGTGGCGCGGCGTGTTCCGGTTCAACGAAGTTACGAAGCGCCTAGAGATTGAAGGCGGGCCGCTCGGCCCCAACGCTGACGCCGAGACCCTCGACGTGCTCGTCGCAAACTGGATCCAGCGCAGCAGCTACGGACAGCTCGGGTTGCAGCCGAAGGCGCAGACGGTCGCGCAGCAGATCCTCGCGGTTGCGAAGCGCAACAGCTACGACCCGGTCGCCGACTTCCTCGCGGGGCTCGTCTGGGATGGGAAGCCGCGTCTCGACGAGCTGCTGACGGTCTACTTCGGTGCCCAGGGCGAGCCGGATTACTTGCGCGCAGTAGGGGCGAAGTTCGCGATCTCCGCTGTCGCGCGTGCGCTTCGGCCAGGCTGCAAGGTCGACACGGTTCTGATCCTCGAAGGGCCGCAGGGGCTCAGGAAGTCGACCGCCTTTCGCATCCTTGGGGGGCAGTATTTCAGCGACGCGCCGATCGACGTGACCAACAAAGACAGTGCGATGCTCGCCTCTCAATTCTGGTTCATCGAACTCGCCGAGCTGAGCACCTTCCGGAAGAGCGAGGATCAGGCGCTCAAGGCTTTCATCAGCCGCACGGAAGACACCTATCGCCCGCCCTACGGACGGACGACCGTGAAGACGCCGCGCCGCTGTGTCTTCGTGGGCACGACGAACGACGACGACTATCTGCGCGACCCAACCGGACACCGCCGATTCTGGCCGGTCAAATGCTCGCGCATCGACACCGACGCGCTCACGCGCGACCGTGAGCAGATCTGGGCCGAAGCCGTCGTGCGCTTTCATCAGGGCGAATCATGGTGGCTCACGTCGGAGGAAGCCGCAGGCGCCGAGCAGCAAGCCTCCCTGCGCTTGGAGAATTACGGGGACGGGCGCAAGGAAGTCATCCTGCGATGGCTGCTAGAAATGCCCGCCGACAAGCGACCCACCGACGTGACGATCCTTCAGGTCGGGGTCGATGCCTTCGCGCTCCATCCCGCGCAGGTGGACCCTCGGATCTCGCGCGAGATCTCGGCAGCTCTGAAAGCGCTGCGGTTCACCCGTGGCCAGCGGCGCATGGACGACGGGACTCGGCCGCTCGTCTACTACCTGCCCGACGAGCTGAGAAAGGCCCCGGTCGAGAAACGCGGCGAGCGACGCACGTCTCTTCAGGTCATCGCGGGCAGCACGTCGGCGCGCGAGTGAGCCAACCGCGGAAGGCACACTCATTTAGGGGTCATGCAAAGCAAGCTGATCACCGATCGCGCGGCGCTCTTCGTCGGAGACGCTGCGCACGTCGGCGAGATTCTCGCTCCGAACAGCATCGACGCGATCGTCACTGACCCGCCCGCAGGGATCAGTTTCATGGGCCGCGAGTGGGACGGGGACAAGGGGGGCCGCGATGCCTGGATCGAGTGGCTCGCAGGCGTGCTGCGCGAAGCACTTCGGGTGCTCAAGCCTGGGGGACACGCGCTCGTGTGGGCTCTCCCGAGAACCTCGCACTGGACCGCGACCGCGATCGAAGACGCGGGCTTCGAGCTGCGCGACATCGTGACGCATCTCTTCGGTTCGGGCTTCCCGAAGAGCCTCGACGTCAGCAAGGCGCTTGACGCTGCTGCGGGGGTCGAGCGCGACGTCGTCGGCTACAGCGATCGCGGCGTCGGCAACAGTGGCGCGAGCCTCCACAAGCACGACGGCGGGGGCCTGGCCGCGCACCGCGACAAGAGCTTCGCGATCACAACTCCCGCCACACCGGCCGCGCGCCAGTGGGACGGATGGGGGACCGCGCTGAAGCCCGCCGCCGAGCACTGGATCCTTGCGCGGAAGCCGCTCGACGGCACCGTCGCAGAGAACGTCCTGGCGTGGGGCACTGGCGGGATCAACGTCGACGGCTGTCGCGTGCCGACGAGCGACGACCGGACCCGGGCGAACAGCGGGCGCAAGGGGTCGGGCGGCGTCTATGGCGACTCCGGGCTCTACACGAGCGAGAGCCACCCGGGCGGCAGGTGGCCTGCGAACGTGACGCTCGACGAGCACGCCGCCGAGCTGCTCGACGCTCAGGCACCCACCGGAGCAAGCCGGTTCTTCTACGTCGCGAAGCCGAGCCGCTCTGAGCGCGACGCGGGCTGTGACGAGCTGCCCGCGCGCACGGGGGGCGAAGCGACGGGTCGAGTCGACGGAAGCGCAGGACTCAAGTCGCCGCGAGCAGGCGCGGGACGCGGCGGGGGCGCTCGCAACTATCACCCGACCGTGAAGTCGGTCGCCCTGATGCGCTGGCTGTGTCGCCTGATCACGCCCCCGGGCGGGGCAGTGCTCGATCTCTTTGCTGGCAGCGGGACGACGGCGGTCGCGGCGCTCGCCGAAGGGCTTGAGTTCGTCGGAGTCGAGCGCGACCCCGACTTCGCTGAGATCGCTCACGCGCGGATCAAGCACGCCCTCGAATCGCGCTGAACCGCCGCCAAAAGACGCACCCATTTACTACCGGGTGACAGCCCCGCCCGACGAGACACAGAAGCACGGTCGCTCAGTCGTGGCGGGAGTGCTTCAACGGCTGAGCGTGTCACAGCTTAAGAAGCACAAGCTCTGCCCGCGGGCGTGGTTCTTCCAGAAGGTGCTGCGGCTCCCTGAGCCGACAACGGTCGCCCAGAACGTCGGCACTGAGGGGCACGCACAGATCGAGCACTACGTATCCACGGGCGAGAACGTGCTCGGCGTCTTCGCGATGGCTGGCTTTCACCTGCTGCCCGCGCCAGGCCCCGACCTGATGGTCGAGCAGCAGCTCGACGGCGAGCCGCCGCTGACAGCGGGGGGAGTGCCCTTCACCGGGTTTATCGACCTAGTGAATCCTCGACGACTCGCGCCCGAAGGCGTGCTGCGCGTCACCGATCACAAGTTCACGAGCAGCATCGCGAACAACGCCGCGACTGCCGAGCAGCTCGCCAACGCCGACACCGAAGCCGGTCTTCAGATGGTCGGATATGGCACGTGGGCGTTGCGTCAGGGAGACAGGTTCCCCGGGCTGCGCGTGCTTGAGCTTGAGCACATCTATTACCAGACGCGAGGGCAACGCCTTGCCGAGTCCGTACTCGTGAGCGTGCCGGTCGAGCACGTCGCGCACGAGTGGAAGAGCAAGGTCGAGCCCCAGGTCGAGCAGATGAAGGACCACGCGCGAGCGGCCAGAGCTGCCGACGTGCCCGCGAACTTCGGCCCCGCCTGCACGAAATACGGCGGGTGTCCGTTCATGGCGAAATGCCTCTCAGGAGAAAGCAAGACAATGTCGCTTCGTGACCGCCTGCTGAACAAGCCTTCGTCGCCCACGGTCGCCGCCGTCGTCCGCGAGACGCCCGAGCAGCTCAGCCAGTGCCCCGACTGCGGCGAGCAGCTCACGCGCGAGAATTCGAGCCGTCTCGTGTCGGGTGCGATCCGGCACGTCGGCTGCTCGAAGGAAGCGCCCGCAGTGCTCCCGCCCGACGCGCCCGAGCCCGAGCCTGTGAAGACCGATCTCGAGCCTGCGCAGCTCGCCCCCGTGGCCGAGCAGCCCGCCCCCAAGCGTCGCGGTCGCCCGCGCAAGCCCGCCGAGCCCGAGCAGCCCGCGCCCGAGCCCGTGCAGACCGCCCCGAGCAGCTCGCCGAAGAGCGATCTGCGCGTGCTCTTCGTCGACTGCATTCCGACCGCCTTCGACGGGCCGACCCCCCAGGCGCTCACGAGCTACGTCGACATCATGCACAGGAAGGTCGCCGACGCGGGCGGTGTCGACGACGTACGCTTCGCGGGCTCCGACTCGCCGCTCGGGTTCGGGAAGTGGCGCGGGGCACTCGCGATGGCTGCTCGCGCCGAGCTGCCGCAGCCCGGGGTCTACGTGGCGCTCGGGCTCGCTCACTCCGAGCTGATGCAAGTCGTCGTCGAAGCCATCGAACCCGCCTTCGACGTTGTCGTGCGAAGCGTTTGCTAGATCCTTCGACGCAAACGGTTGAAGGGGCTCGGCATCCCGTCTTGATCAGCGTTGGTCGCTTCGAGTGCCTGAACCTCTTCGGGGGTCAGATTCAGCAGTTCAGGGTGCTCGATCAGCTCGCTCCAAGCCCATGGCTGGATGTTGAAGGCGAAGCCACTAATCATGTCGCCCATGTTGGCAGCTCGGTAGAGAATCTTCCTCGACTCTAGCCCCGTCGCGACCCCATTGGTGAGCGTGAAGTACTGGGTCTTCGTGCGCTGTTCCAGATAGCCTTTCAGCAACTGTTTCTCTGTCGCGGACAGGTCGAGCAACTCCATGCGGAGAGCAGCACTGCGCTGCCGTCTTTGCCACCAAGCCCAGATTGCGCTGCCTACATTGAGTAGAAGCGCCGCCACAGACACAAAGACGGCGACACCGAGCCAAGGCCGGAACTGAGCGCGCAGACCGGCTATCCCAAGTAGCTCGGCGGTGGATTGCGGCAGGAGCAACGCCGGAAGCGAGACCAAAAGAACGAAACCCCAGACCTTGGGTGCGCTGAGTGATTCGCGCAGGAGCTGCCAGTACTTCGCCGGATCGAATGCCAAATGAGGAGCCTCTTTCTACGCGGCTAAAGGAGGGGCACCTTTCCGCCACGCAGCCCACATATTAACGGATCGTCACGAGCCGAAGCCAGTAGAGCGGGGCCGGTCGGCGGGCTGTGTGGAACTACTTACTCGCTTGCTTAGCAGGCTTCCACACGCAGCAACCCTTCCAAGCATGAAACTTCTAGACCGCCTGAACCCGGGTGCGGCGACTCCCGCCGAGCCCCGCGCTACCTCTACGCCCGCGTCGCTCGCGAAGCTGACCGGCGACCGCTCAGCGGTTGTGAAGGGGCAGCCTGTAGGATGGTCGCCCGATCTCGCGCGTGTGCTCAGCCTTCCGCGACGTGACCTCGCGAGCACCTACGGCGACAGCGACTTCGCGAGCCTGGAAGCTGCCCTGCGTGCCCCGTCGGGGACTCGCTGCATTTGCGAGACGCTTCGGAAGCGCTGCCCTAGCTCGCTTCTGCCCGTGCAGCGTCTCGCCGTTCTCGAAGCGGCCCGCGTCGGCGGGGGCATCTTCCCGATCGGCGTGGGTCACGGGAAGACGCTGATCGATCTGCTGCTGCCGCTCGTGATGCCCGGGTGCAAGGTCGCAGTGCTGCTGCTGCCCGCCACTCTTCGCGCTCAGCTCGCCGAAGTCGACTGGCACTTCTACGGCGGGCACTGGCGCCTTCCGAATCTCGCAGGCGGTCGATGGTTTCGCGCCGGGCTGCCAGTCCTCCACGTCATCAGCTACGAGAAATTTTCGACGCAAGAGGGCACCGACCTGTTGACGCGCATCCGGCCGGACCTGATCATTTGCGACGAAGCGCACAAGCTCAAAGACCGGGACAGCGTCCGAACGCGCCGCTTCCTGCGCTACCTCGACAACCACCCGGCGACCCGGCTCGTCGCTCAGTCGGGCACGCTCGCGACGCGCACGATCAAGGATTACGCCCACCTTGCCGAGTTCGCCCTGCGGGACGGCAGCCCGTTGCCGCTCAAGCCGCACGTCGTCGAAGAGTGGGCAGCCGCACTCGACCCCGGTCCCGTCGTCGCCCCGGCCGGTCTGCTGCTGAAGCTCGTCGACCCGGCGCATCCCCTCGCCCCGTTGGAGGGAGAGAGCCAGGTCGACCGCGAGCGTCGCCGCGTGCGCGAGGCTTATCGCCGCTGGAGAAACGCAACCCCCGGTGTCGTCGCAACCGACGAGAGCGCGGTCAGTATGTCGCTCGTGATCCGCAAGCGTGACCCGGGGCACGTGCCCGACGAGCTGCTCGCGCACATTGCGACCGCGCTCAACGGGCAGCGACCCGACGGTGAAGAGTTCGTCGACGAGCTTCAAAGGGTCGTCTGTGCTCGGCAGCTCGCGAGCGGGTTCTTCCATCGGTGGCGCTACCCGGACATCCGCGGCGTGCCCCAAGACCCCGAGCTGATCCTTCGTTGGTTCGCGCGCCGACAGGAGTTCAACCGCGAGCTGCGCGAGCGGCTCAAGCGTCCCGCCGAGCATCTCGACTCCCCGGGGCTGCTCGTGCGCGCCGCTCTTCGTGCGTACCAGTCGCCACCCTACGACGGCGAGCTTCCGACGTGGCGGGCGATCTCGTGGCCGACGTGGGCAGAGATTCACAAGCGCGTCGTTCACGTGACCGAAACGGTGTGGCTCTCCGACTTCCTCGTGAGCGATGCCGCGAAGTGGGCGAGCCGCAAGGGGCAGCCGGGGATCGTGTGGGTCGACTTCCCCGAGCTAGGCGAGCGCATCGCGAAGGCGGCAGGCGTACCTTTCTACGGGGGCGGCAAGGAAGCGTCGGCGACCATCATCCGCGAAAGCGGCAAGCGGTCGATCGTCGCGTCGCTTCGTGCTCACGGCACCGGAAAGAATCTGACCGCGTTCTCGCGGATGCTCTTCGTCAACCCGCCCGCCGACGGTGCCGCGTGGGAACAGGCGATCGGGCGGTGTCATCGTCAGGGGCAGCTCGCCGACGAAGTCGAGGTCGAGCTCTATCAGCACACCGACGAGCTGATCGAAGCCTTCCGCAAGGCTCGAGACTTCGCGCGGTTCATTGAGCAGACCGAAGGCACGCCGCAGAAGCTCTGTTTCGCTTCCTATGACTGGCCCGCCCTGTAGGGCGAGCCATGCTCGGAGGACGCGCTCAAGCGAGCGAGTTTTTCCTACGGATTCTTCGGATCCTTTGGAAGGTGCTCAAGCGTCAAGTATCCGGGAGCCCCACTGAGAACATAGTTTGTAGTCATCCAGACGTCTTGGACCACCAACGCGTTGGCCGAAGTTACGCCTTTTGACTCAAGGTAATGAGCCACCTCGTCTTGCCCCGCTCGCTCGTTGAGTTCCCAAAGGCGACGAAAAGCCGCCGCTGCCGCCGCCAGATCATCAGGATGCGACCAAATGGTCGCTGTGTCCGAGTGAGTGTCGGTGACGTGATGAATTGACATGATTGAATCAAGCGTCTTCTCGAAGCGGGCAGAAAGCGGCATGAACTTCCTCCGTGTTGTAGGGCACTAACGCGCATTTGAAGTGCCTGCTTGGCATAGCAGCTCTAGAGCAGATCCGGCTAGGGGAATGCCGCCCTTCGTCATCGCGAGCGCTGTGAGCCCCTGAGCCACGCGCAGCAAGCGCACTCATTTAGGCGAGTGCCAGCGTTGCACGTCCGCGTCGCTGGCACTCACCCGAACAGAGGAAGCAAGCAACGTGAACAGCGCATTGACGAAGATCGCGACCGCTCAGGCTGCGGCTGGGGGCCGCTATCCCCGCTTCGGTCGCTACCTGCTCGCCGTCGAGGTCATCCGCACGAAGGAGGGCTTCAAGGGCGACAGTGCGATCGGCGAGCTGAAGGTTCGCGAGTCCGAGCCCCTTCCGGGCGGCGAGGCCCCGAGCCGAGTCGGCGAGACGGTCGACTATGTCGAGAACCTGAGCGATCAGAAGAAGGGCGGCGGGGGACGCTTCAAGTCGTTCCTGATGACCCTCGTCGGCGCCGACGAACTCGAGTTCGCCAACCCGGCCGCGCTGAAGAAGTTCTTCGACGAGCGGCAGGCCGGCACCCACCTGCTGATCCGCTGCGAGGTCTACCCGAAGCAGCTCCCCCCGAAGGACGGCCAGCCCGGGAAGGTGATCAGCGGCTACCGCTGGACGCACGTCGAGCTGAACGACGAGCAGCTCGGGCAGGTCGAGCAGGCGCGCAAGGCGAGCAAGCTCCCCTCGCTCGCCGACGCGCTGAAGTAGCCGCGGGGCCGACCGACGGCGTGATCCGTCGGCGAGTGGCTCACGACACGAGCCGTTTTCTCTCAACCCGACAGCAAGGCGAGCCGCTTGAACGTTTGGTCGTTTGACACGGAAACGTGGCTGATTCAGCCCGGGTTGCTCGCGCCCCCGCTCGTCTGCGGCAGCGTGGCGACGCGCGACCCCGGCAGCGAGCGGCTACTCGACAAGGCTCAGGCTCGGCACTTCTTCAGCAGCGCGATCCGCGACGCCGCGACCCATCTTGTCGGCGCGAACCTGCCCTACGACCTCGGAGTGATGGCGGCGGACGACCCGCGCCTGATCGAGCCCATCTTTCAGGCGCTCGACGCCGGTCGGCTCCATTGCGTGCAGATCCGCGAAGCGTTGATCGACATCGCCAAGGGGCTGCACGGGGTCGACCCGACGACCGGGCGCAAGCTCGACGATGACGAAGGCGCCCGATACCCGCTCGCGCTGCTCGTGAAGCGCTACTTCGGCATCGACATCAGTGAAGACAAAAAGAACCCGAAGGCGTGGCGCCTCCGCTACGGGGAACTCGACGACGTGCCAGTCGAGCGTTGGCCGGTCGAAGCGGTCGAGTATCCGAAGCGCGATGCACGCTTCACGATCGACGTCTTCTTCCGCCAGGAGGAGCACGCGAGCGGCGTTCGCAATGGCGGCAACCTGCACGCCGAAGCCGAGCAAATGCGCGCCGCCTTCGCGCTCCACCTTGCGAGTATCTGGGGGCTGCGGACGAACCCGGCTGCGGTCGACGAGCTACGCGAGCGCGTCGAGCGTGAGTGGCAGGACAACCGGACCAAGTTTCAAGCGGCGGGGATCTTCAGGGCCGACGGGACGAAGGACACGAAGCGACTCGCGGCGCTCGTGACCGCCGCCTATGGAGGGAACCCGCCGTACACCGCGCCGAGTGCGCGCTTCCCCGAAGGGCAGATCGCGACTGACCGCGACACGCTGACCGACTCGGGCGACCCGCTACTCGAAGACCTGGGGAAGAGCGGGCGCGTCGACAAATACAAGTCGACTTACCTCGACGTCGTCGAAGCCGGTACGAAGACGCCGATCAACCCGCGCTTTAACGTGCTCGTCAGCACGACCCGAGTTTCGAGCGACTATCAGCAGCTTCCCCAGAAGGGCGGGATCCGCGAAGTCCACGAAGCGCGCCCCGGGTTCGTCTACTGCTCAGTCGATTACGGCGGGCTTGAGCTTCGGACGATGGCGCAGCGGGCGATCTGGGATCTCGGATTCTCGAAGATGGCCGACGCGCTGAATAGCGGGCTCGACGTTCACACGCTCGCTGCGGCCGAGTTTCTCGGGGCGAGCTACGACGAGCTGCTCGCGAAGGTGAAGGCAAAGGATCCGGTCGCCGTCGCCTTCCGCCAGCTCGCGAAGATCCTGAACTTCGGCAAGGGCGGCGGCATGACGGGCGGCTCGCTCGTCTACAACGCGCGGGCGAAAGACCGCGTGTCGTTCTGCTTGCTCGCGAAGCGCGCCGACATGTGCGGCGCCGAGCGTGTGCTCGTGACCGTGCAGCGGAAGCCGAAGATGGTCTGCCGGACCTGTGTCGAGGTCGCGCGGGAGCTTGACGAGAAATGGCTCGCGGCTTGGCCGGAACAGCGCGAGCTTCAGCGGCGCGCGAAGGCGCTCACCTACGGCGGCGGGTTCGCTGACGTGATGATCCCGGGCGCGAACATCCTTCGCGGCGCCTGCGGCTATACGCAGATCCTGAATACGCCCTTCCAGGGGCTCGGGGCCGTGGGCTGTAAGCTCGCGATGTCGCGGGTCAGCCGCGAGATGTACGTCGACCGCCGCTCGCCGCTTTGGGGCTCGCGGCTTGTCCTTCAGATTCACGACGAGCTGATTAGCGAGCTGCTCGCCGACGAGCCGCAGCGCCTGCACGACGCCGCCGAGCGCAAGGCTTACCTGATGCGCGAAGCGATGAAGGAAACGACGCCCGATCTCGCCCCCGCGATCGAAGCCGAGCCCGCGCTCTCGCGCATCTTGTCGAAGGACGCGGCGACCGTCAGGGACAGCTCGGGGCGCCTGCTCGTCTGGGAGCCGCCCGCGAAGCGCGCCGCCTGAGCCACGGGGGGAATCCGCACCCATTTAGAGGCTGCGAGCGGGGCCACACGACGCGCCGCTCGTCTACCCCCCAACCAAGGTGCAACGCATGAACACGCCCTCTGCGGCGTCGCCGCGCGCGGTGTCGCGCAAGCCCGCGACGACGCCCCCGGCCCCTCGTTTCCCGCCGCTGTGCTGCCCCCACGTCGACCCCGAACTTGACGACGCGGTCGCCTTCGACGTCGCCGACTTCGACGAGCTGCGGCTGATGTCGGGGATTGCTGGCGAGTCGACGCGCCCCTTTCCGCTCACCTTCGCTTCGGACTTCGCATGAAGCCGGGAACCTGGATCCAGACCCGAAGCGGGAAGCGGTTCTATCCGCTCGACCCGAAGCCTGAGCACGTCGACCTGCGCGACATCGCGCACGCGCTCGCCCGCCAGTGCCGGTTCAGCGGACACACGAGCCGCTTCTACAGCGTCGCCGAGCACAGCGTCAGAGTCGCGATGCGCGTCTTCGAGCAGACCGACGACCCCGTGCTCGCGCTGCTCGGGCTGCTGCACGACGCGAGCGAAGCGTATCTCGTCGATCTGCCGCGTCCGCTGAAGCGCGACCCCGCCTTCGCGCCGTACCTTGCCGCCGAGCGCGCGTGCATGGACGCGATCCTGCGGCACGTCGGTTTCACGTCTACAGAGCTGCCCGAGATCGTGAAGCGCGCCGACGTGGCGCTGCTCGCCGACGAAGCTCAGGAGTTCATGCGCCCGGTTAGCCCCGAGTGGCTCGCCGAGATGCCCCCGCCTGAGCCTATGAGGCACGAACCCGGCTGGAATCCGAAGCGTGCCGAGACGGCGTTCTCTCGAGCCTTTATCGCCTTCGCCTTGCTGACGGTCGCGCGGCGTAAGGGTCCAGGCAGGGATCTGCGCTGATGGCAGTAGCTCGGAAAGTGCTCGTCGCGCTCGACCCCGGGCTGCGCGAGTGCGGCGTCGCGGTCTTCGACCTCGAAAGCGGCGAGCTGCTCGCGGCAGGGATGCCCGAGAACCCCGAGCGGAAAGCGCGCGGGCTCGTCGCGTGGGCTCGCATGGCGGCAGCGGTCAGCGGCTACGTGTCCGCGTGCCTTCAGCCGCTACGGGTCGCAGGGGCGCTCGGGTCGGTCAGCGTCGCGAGCGAGTGCCCCCAGGTCTACACGGCGGGGAAGAGCAAGGGCGACCCGAACGACCTGATCGAGCTTGCCGGGGTCGTCGGTCGGGTCGCGGGTGCTCTCGGGGCAGCGAGCGAGCGCAGCTATCTGCCCCGCGAGTGGAAGGGGACGCTCGACGGCGACGTGATGGTCGAGCGGATCAAGGGCCGCATTGACGAGCGGCCCGTCGAGCGCGCCCGCGTGCAGCTCCCCCGGGCGCAGGACAAAGCCCACAACGTATGGGACGCGATCGGCGTCGGTCTGCACGTCGTCGGTCGACTCGTGCCCCGGAAGGTCTTTCCAAGGTGAGTGATCATGGCGTGGCTGTTCATTCCGTTGGAATTCACCCCACTCGCGCGATCGAACTCTTCGCAGGGGGCGGTGGACTTGCCCACGGGCTCAAGCTGGCCGTCCCTTCCATCAGGACCGTTTGTTACGTCGAGCGGGACGCCTTCGCGGCGGCCTGCCTCGTGGCTCGGATGGAAAAAGCGCAGTTGGATACGGCGCCTGTCTGGGATGACGTTGGAACCTTCGACGGCGTCGCATGGCGCGGCGTTGTGGATTGCATCGCTGGGGGGTTCCCGTGTCAGGACATCAGCCTTGCTGGCAAGGGTGCTGGCCTGGAAGGCGAGCGCTCGGGGTTGTGGCGAGAGTACGCCCGGATCGTCGCTGAGATTCGACCCCGCTTTGTCTTCGTCGAAAACGTCGCGGCGCTCACGGCGCGCGGACTCGACCGCGTGCTCGCCGACCTTGCCGCGCTCGGGTTCGATGCGGAGTGGCTTTGTGTCCGAGCGTCCGACGTTGGAGCGCCTCACAAGCGCGAGCGGATCTTCGTCCTGGCCCACGCCCCGGGCATCGCCGAACGAGAATCGGACAACGCGGCACGCGCCCACGCACGGCAAGGGACACGGGAAGACGCTGGCAGGCGAAGCGGCTTCTCGCTTGTGGCCGACTCCGAACACGGGCGAGAGCCTGAGCGGTCACGGCAGGCGGGGGGGACGCCCGGGGAATGGGCGACAGTCGGGGGCGGACCTGAACGCGCTCGTGAAGTGCTGGCCGACTCCCAACGCGAACGACTGGAAGGGATCGAGCTGCATCGGTCAGCGGCGCAGGCAGCTCAGCGAAGCGATCTTGAGCTTCCCTCATGGCCTCCAGGACCCGACGACCTCGACGACTGGCGCGCGGTCCTCTCAGGACGCCCGGACCTTGAACCCTCGGTTCGTCGAGTGGCTGATGGGTTGGCCGATCGAGTCGACCGACTGCGGGTTCTCGGCAACGGCGTAGTGCCCCAGCAAGCCGCGCTCGCTTACCGAATTTTGCACGCGCGGATCTTCAGCGATGCCGCGCGGAAGGAAACAGCATGAGCCACCACGATCAGACCGCCCCCGCTCCCGCCCCGGCCTTCGTGAAGCACGACGGAAGGAAGAACCGCGTCGAGCTTGTGCCGGTGCGCCCGCTCGAAGAGATCGCGCTCGCCTTCACCTACGGCGCCCAGAAATACGAGCCCGACAACTACCGGCGCGGCACGAATTGGCGGCGCTACCTCGGAGCTGCGCTGCGGCACACCTTCGCCTTCGCTCGCGGCGAGGATGCGGATCCCGAGACCGGGCTCTCGCACCTTGCCCACGCCGCCGCGTGCCTGATGATTCTGCGCGAGCTACAGCTCGACGGGCTCGGCGCGGACGACCGGATCAAGGGAGCTGCCCCGGTAGCGGGTTGGCTCGGCACGAGTCGGGGGGCGCATGAGTGACGCGAGCCCCACGGGGGCCGAGCTGCCCGATTTCCTGACCGTCGACGAAGCCGCAGCTCTCCTGCGCGTGAACCGAAAAACACTCTACGAATCGATCCGGCTCGGCCAGGTGCCGGGAGTGATGCGCGTAGGGAAAGCGCTGCGGATTCGCCGAGCTGCCTTGCTAGAGTCCTCCCCCGGGAAGGGCCGCGATACCGCTCCTAGAGGTCACCATGAGCGTTAGGTCGCGGAAGTGGACGAACAAGGCAGGCAAGGTCGAGGAGCGCTGGATCGTGGACGTCGTATTCGAGCACGCAGACGGGAGAGAGCAGCGGGTGACGAAGGTGTCGCCCGTGCAGACCCGTCGCGGTGCTGAGCAATACGAGCGAGAGCTGCGTCAGGCACTCCTGAACGGGACCTTCGGAAAGGAGACGAAGAGCGAGGATCGCGTCACGTTGGGGGAGTTCGCCCCGCGATTCCTCACCTACAGCGAGAACAACAACAAGCATTCAAGCGTCGTCAGCAAGCGGCAGATCCTCGACGATCACCTGCTGCCGTTTTTCGGCGAGATGGCGCTCGCAAGCATCGGACCCGCCGAGATCGAAGACTTCAAGGCGGCGATGCGTAAGAAGAGGTCGGCAGCTCGCGCACGGAAGGAAGCCCCCACACCGGCAGCCATCCGCAAGCGCGTCGACGTCCTGCCGCAGCCGCTGAGCCTGAAGACGATCAACAACGTCTTGACGGTCCTGTCGAAGCTGCTGTCGCTCGCGGAAGAGCAGCGGGTCATCCCGCAGGCCCCCCGAGTGCGGCTGTTCGGCAAGCTCCCGAAGCCCACGTTCGATTTCCTCACCTTCGAGGAAGCCGAGCGCCTGATCGCCGCAGCCGAGCCCGAGTGGCGGGCGCTGCTGCTCGTGGCGATCAAGACGGGTCTGCGGCAGGGCGAGCTGATCGGGCTCCAGTGGGCCGACCTCGACCTGTCTCGGGGCTTGCTGAACGTGCGTCGGTCGATCTGGCGCGGTGTGGAGGGCTTGCCGAAGGGCGGACGCGAGCGGACCCTAGAGCTTCCGCCGTCGGCGGTGGATGCGCTCAAGGGACACCGGCACCTTCGCGGGCGCTTCGTCTTCTGTCAGGACGACGGCCAGCCGCTCACGGCGGGCATGATGGAGTCGCCGCTTCGCCGCAACCTCAAGCGAGCGGGCATCAGCCGCGAGCAGGGGCGGATCGGGTGGCACGACCTGCGCCACACCTACGGCAGCCATCTAGCGATGCGCGCCGTCCCTATGAAGGTGATCCAGGAACTCATGGGGCACGCGACGATCGAAATGACGATGCGCTACGCCCACCTGAGCCCCGACACTCGTCGGCAGGCGGTCGCGGTGCTCGACGCGCCGTTTGCAGCGGCACGCGACACTGACGCAACACGGATGTAA